TCGCCATCATCGCACAGGACGTGCGGCGTTTGATCGACGGCCAGTACCGCATCGAGAAGTTCCTGACCGGCAATGGCGACCCCGCGAGCGGGCTGCTGTTCCGTATGGCCGAGATGGAACGCCAGGCACGCGAGAAGGCGGAAGCGGACAAGACCCGCAACCTGCGCGTGAACGGGTGGGTAGCGGCTGCAATCACCGCATCAATCACCGCACTGATCGGGCTCGGCGTCAAGGTTGTCGCCAGCGGCAACGACGCGAAGGCAAGTCAACAGGTGCAGAAGTAATGCAGACCCGCAAGCTCATTGTCACCGATCGCGTAGAAGTTGGCGGGAACCTCATCGTTCGGTTTGCCCTTGCGAACGACCCCGAAGGATTGACGATGAACGCCGGGCTTGTCCGTGCCCCCGGAACCCGCGTGTTTGATGACGTGTCCGACCCCGATGCCGCAGAGCTTGTTGTCGGCGCTTTCGTCTATTCGGCCCTGACCCTTGCCTAGCCATGCCTACGGAAGTGTTCTACCCCACGGCGGGTTCACAGCCTGTCGCGGGTGAGGGATCGTTGATTGAGGGCGCGGGCGCGACAAACTGGACCAACATAGCGACCAAGTACAACAAGGATTCTGACAGCCTCACGAACGCCGGATCGCTGACGCAAGGTGCAGCCCTTCCGTATGCCGCATCGGTAAACGAGTTTGCATACACCGACACCACGAGCATCGGCACTGGTGGGTTCTCAAAGATGTTTCGGCTGGGCACGTGGCTGCGGATTACGGACGGTGCCGACGTTGCCACGGTTTTTTCAGCGTCCGCAACCATCACAGCAATCGCATTTGATTTTAGGGTCAACGACGCGGACCTTGGCATCAGCGGAACGGGCGGCCCGGGCGTCAACAGCTACCAGTTCCAAGCCCAACAACGCACAAGCGGCGGCGCGTTTGGTTCGGTAGTGACAAGCACGTCGTTCTTTGACTTCGGCTCAATTGTCCCGCTTTATTTCTACCGACCTTCGGCCAACTTCATCAACCTCGCGGCCACGCTCCCGACGACAACGCAACTGCGGGATTCGACGTACGCCCTAAATGCACGGCTGGGGTTTACCGGCGACGTTTTCGATAACTCACCCGCGATGGGCTTCAACGGCGTGCGCATGTCCGTGACGTTTACCGAACCAGACGCAGCGACGACCCGCATCCGCCCTTCCCGTGCCCGTAGCCGAGTCATCTGGTAATGCCTACCGCCACGTTCTACGCAACCAACGTCACGGCATCGGCTTCCGCGTTCGGCGGTGACGTTGGCGTGGGCGCGACGACCTGGAACGGCACCGAGGGCAACGCAGCAGGCCCGGTAGACACGACGTACGCGACACCGGCAGCGGGTAGCAGCGAAACGCCGTGGCTCGTCAATAACCTTGTTTTCGGCACGTGGATCAACGAGGCCGACGCCGCCAGCACGATTAGCCAGACGATACCGGAAACCGCCACGCTCACGGCCCTGTCTGTGGGCATCTGGGCGTACACCGACGTGGCGGGCATCCTTGCCTATGGCCGTGTCAACTCGGCGGTAACCAACGCAAGCGCGGGCACACGAGAGGGCGGGTTCTCCCTGTCTACCTCGCCTCTGTCGCTGCTTTCGATGAACAGCAGCGGCAACGTCATCTTCGGTAACAGGGCATCGACCCCGATCGTGACCGCAGACCTTCGCGGCGCGAACTTCAGAATCGTTATGGGCCTGCTTCAGTCGGCGGGCACGCGAAAGCCGTTCATCGACGCAATGTACGTGACAGCAACTTGGGAAGCGGACGGGTTCCGATCCCGCGCGGGCAGGCCGATCGGCATTGCACGCTCTAGCAGATAGCGAGAACAAACCATGCCAGCAGTAGCAAACGCGGGAGCGAACTTCCTCGCGGGTAATGTCGTGTACCCGGCGAGTGTCAAGGGCAAGTGGATCACGTGCCACAACAGCCTGATTGCCACGGCGTCAAGCGCCACGAACCTCGCCACGCCCAGCAACGCGGCGGATACGAACGCCGTGTGGGTGCGCGTGCCTGACAACTGCACCCGTGCCATCGTGCGGGGCAAGTGTGCCGTCGCTATCTCGGCGGTCTCGACCTCGCCGATTGTGTACTGCTACGCGGTGTACACGGATCAGGAAGTGACGGCATCGACGGTGCCGAGCGATGCCACGATCATGCGTATCGACGCGACGACCCTGGCGGGCACGGGTACGACCCTGACGTTCGCGGCGGCATCCGGTAACACGCAGGTCAAGGACGCGACCTTCCTGTACACCAACCCTTCCTCAGCCTTCGACGTGAGCGGCGCTGCTTATTTCCTGCTGCTGGTCCAGACCGCAGGTGCGGGCCTGACAAACGGCGGCACGCCCACGGCTGAAGTGATGTTCCTGAACTAGCCATGTCAGACACCATCGGCGGCGGGCTTCAGGTGAGCGGGGTTCTCTCCCGCGCCGAACGCCTGCTCAAATCTGACAACGTGCTGCGGAGCGACTTCGACCAGACGGTTTCGATGGTCCGCAACATCCGCGACAACCCGCTTGCTAGCGACAAGGAACGGCTGAAGGCGGCTGAAATCATCATCGGCGTGATTGCTCGGGGCGACAAGCTCGCGTCCGAAATCGCAGCCGAGGAACGGGTTGACGGCGGCAAGGCGACCGACCGCAAGGAAATGGTCATTGAAATCCGCTTCGACGACGCGGGCTAATGGACAAGGTACAGATCAACCTCCCCGCGCTGACACCGCATCAGCGGAAAATCTTCTACGACCCCGCCCGCATCGTTGTCTGTGACGGATCGACCAAGAGCGGCAAGACGGTTGGCGGGCTTATCTGGCAGTTCGGCCAGTGCTTTGGACCGGGCGCGGGCAAGTCGCATCTGTGGCTGGCGTCGGTGTACCCGCAGGCGAAGATCGCGTATGACCGGCTTACCCGCTGGCTCCGCAAGGCAGACCCCGGCAAGATCATTTGGGATGAGAACAAGTCCGAGCTGTGCATCAAGTTCGCCAACGGCTCGCGGTGGTTCTTCAAGGGCGGCGACAACGCAGACAGCGTGTACGGTGCCGACTACGCATCGGCGGTGATTGACGAGGCCAGCCGCGTCAACGTGGAAGCCTGGCACGCGGTACGGTCTACGACGACGGCGACACGCGGACCCATTCGCATCATCGGCAACGTCAAGGGCCGAGCAAACTGGGCGTACGCCCTGGGGCTGAAAGCAAAGCAGGGAGAGCAAGGACTCGCGTACCACGTCCGCACGGCGATGGACGCCATCGCGGACGGCGTGACGAATCCCGAGGAAGTCGAGGACGCGAAGCGGGTACTGCCCGAACACGTCTTCAAGGAACTCTACCTGTGCGAGCCAAGCGAGGACGGGGCCAACCCCTTTGGCTTGTCGCACATCCGCGCGTGCATCCGCCCGATGTCGTCAAAGCCGCCGGTCTGCTTCGGTGCCGACTTAGGAAACGCTCAGGATTACACCGTCATCGTGGGGTTGGATGAGGACGGGGCGACGTGTTTCTTTGAGCGGTGGCACAAGCTGGGTTGGGAACTGACGACGGAGAAGCTCGCCAAGATCATCGGCGAATTGCCCGCGATGGTTGACGAGGCTGGCGTGGGTTCGCCGGTTGTCGATCGTCTGCGGCGCGTGTGCCCGAATGTCGAAGGGTTCCAGACCGGCGCCAAGAAACAGATGTTGCTGGAAGGGCTGTGCATGTCCATCCAGCAACGGACGATTGCATACCCCCCGAACAGCCCCGAGTGTCAGATTCAGAGCGAGCTTGAAGCGTACGAGTACGAGGTGGGGCGAACGGGCCGCGTGTCGTATTCCGCACCGGCTGGCCTGCACGACGACTGCGTAATTGCCCTGGCCCTTGCTGCCCTTCGCCATGACCGCGTGAAGGTGGCGGGCCAGATCAAAGTTGAGTGGGTGGGACTCGGCAAAGAGGACCGGGACATCTGGGATTCACTCTCTAACGACGACGAATGGGCCGAACGGCTCACGTAACCAATGGCAAAGGCACGCGCGAAGCCGCGCACGATCAAACCGACCGAAGCGTCTGTCGAGTATTCGCTGGCGTACACGCGCCCGCAGGATACGAGCGGCGCACGGTTCACCGTCGCGGGGCGTGCAGACCTTCTGCTGCCGCGTATCAACCAGTGGCTAGAGATTGCCGCTCACGACAACGCACAGACGTGCGCGGGCGTGCCGATGCGTCTGTACCGCTCTGCGAAGGCGTCGGGGCGTGGTAAGCAGTGGGGCGGCGTCAAGGTTGACAAGGCACGTACGGCGTACCTGAAGGGCGATACGGGCGAGTACCCGAGCCTGAAGGCGATCGCGTGGGCTACGCAGGGTGAAGACATTGAGGAAGTCGTAGACGGTGACCTGCTCGCGTTCCTCCGCAGGCCCAACCCGTGGATGAGCGGGCGGGACTGGACGTACCTGCGATTCAAGAGCAAAGAGACGGTCGGTAACTCGTTCGCGTGGGTTGCCACGGACGGGCCGGAGCTGGAGGCGTACTTCCTGCCACCGCAGGGCGTGCGTGTTGTCGCGTCGATGGATGAGCCTGTCTCAGCCTACCGCTACTCGCGGATGGGTGACAGGTATCTGGACATTGCCCCCGAGCAGGTGCAGCATGGCAAGTTCCGCCCGTCGATGCTGGACTGGCGTATCGGCGAGTCGTGGACGCATGGGTTGATCCAGGCTGCCGACGTGTTGCAGGCTGCGGTAGACGCACAGCTCGCACACTGGCGCAACGGTGCCCGCCCTGATTGGTTGCTCACTTTGCCGCAGGGTGCGTCGGTCGAGACTCAGAAGTCCATCAAGGCCCAGATTCAGAACGAGCATCGCGGCCCGCAGAAGCGCGGCGGGTTCATGGTTGCCCCAGAAGGCACCAACGTACACACGCTCGGCTACGCCCCGAAGGATCGCGGGTACGAGGCCGAGATGGACTACTACCGCCGCATGATCGACGTCGCGGCTGGCCGTCCCGAATCGCGTTCCAAGATGAACGACGCGAACCGGGCGTCGGCACAGGCAGGCGAGACGCAGTACGCACGGCAGACGATCCTGCCCCGTCTGAGCAACGACGCGGAAGAGTTGACCGAGTTCCTTCTGCCCCTGTTCGGTTTGACCCCCGGCGAGTATTGGCTTGCCTACGACAACCCGGTAGCCGAAGACACGCAGGCCCGCACCGATCGCGTGCAGAAGTTGACCAGCTACGGCGTAATGACCATCAACGAGGCCCGCGCCCTTGAGGGTCTGGACCCGGTAGACGCTGCCATCGGCGACGTGCTGCGGTACAACGGGCAGCCGTTGGCGGTCGAGGTGGAAGAGGAAGAGGCTGACGACGCGGAAACGGAACCGGGCGAAAACGAGGCGGGCGAAGAGGCCGAGCAGGAAGACGACATCGACCCGACCGAGGAAGCGACCAAGCGTGCAACGAAGGCGATCCACGACCTGACGCACAAGGCCGGTTGCGGGTGCTGCACGATCAAGGAATACGACGGCGAAGCGATCGACCCTGCGTTCGGCGAGATTGCCGAGGACTTCGAGGACGCCGTAGCCGCGTGGATCATCGCCAACTCTGAGAACGCCAGCATCGGCATCGACGGCACCGTGAACGTGGACGAGTCGGGGCTTGGTGACACGCTTTCCGCGTACATCATCGCTGCCGTAGGCGTGTCCTTGTTCGGCGTGCTGTTCGGAAAAGTGAACTACGCCAAGCGTGACGCGGATGCGGCTGCGGAAGAGATTGATAAGGCGGTCGCACGCTACCGATCCTCGCCGATGAACGAGGCCGACAAGGAAGCCATGCGGCGATCGGTCGCGGCGAGCATCAAACAGCACTGCGAGCAGGGCAACGTCGGCAACGTGATTGCGAAGCTGGACGGTGACGCGAAGGAAGTCGCACGCGGCGTTGCTGCGGACGTGTACCAGTGGGCGGAATCGGACGGGTCCGGTAGTGCGGCACCGGTGATTCAGGCTTCTTACGGCAAGCTCTTGAGCCTTGCCGCGTTGGGTGCCTTGATCGCGGAACAAGCCCGGCGTGCCCGTGGCTTGGGCGGTGCGGCCAACCGTTACGCCCGCCGTGTCGCGTCCGGCATGGCGAACACGCAGCGCACACTTATCACGAGCGCCGTCGTAGCGGCCCAGGCTGGCGGCGTGCCGTTGGATGCGGCTCTTATGTCCGCCCGTTCGTCTGCGGCTGAGTCGGCGTCCTATCGCTCTGTAGCCGTTGCCCGCACCGAGATTGCCGCCACCGACAACTACACCAACATTTGGGCGTACTCCGCTGGCGGTCGCGTTGAAGGTGTCGAGTGGGTGCTGTCTGCGGTGCCGTGCCAAGCGTGCATCCTGCTCGCCATCGACACGGCACAGGCCAATGGGTCGATGGACCCCGTAGCCGCTGCCGGATTCCGCCAGCAGGCCGAGGCGATCGGACCCGGTTACAACGACAACACCAAACCGCAGCTGGCCGCGCTGGGTGCGTCCATCATGGCGTCCGGTGCCAACTTTACCGTGCCGCTGGGCCGGGCGTTCGGTCAACCGGGCCAAGCCTTCGGCAACATCGACGTAGACGACGACGCTGCGGCACGCCATATGGCATGGCTGCAAGCCGCTGGCATGGCTGACGGGCGACAGGCTGGCACGTTCGAGTACGGCATTCACGCCCCGCCGCTGCATCCCAATTGCAATTGCTCTATCCGGCCCGTCTTCCGAGCCTAACCAATGTCATTCGAGATACAGACCATCAAATCCCGCATCGCGGCGATCAAGTCGCGGCATGGGCTGGCCGAGGATGCGCCCGTTGGCATCTTCGCCACGTTCGATACGAAAGCCGCACTCGACACCGAGAACGGCAATAACGACGTGCTGGCGATCGCCACGACCGACAACGTAGACCTTGATGATGAGGTTGTGCTGCCGAGCGGGTGCGATTGGTCGTATCTGAATGCGAACCGCAAGCTGTTCGTAGACCACCAGTACGACATCTCGCACTGCGTCGGTGCCCTTCGCTCGATGGCCCCGTACCCGTCGAAGGGTGCGATGAAGGGCTGGTCGATTCGGGCACGCCTCTACGACGGCATGCCCTACCCCGCTGCCGAGGCTGTCCAGAAGATCATCGCACAGGACGGAATTGGTATCAGCATCGGGTTCCTTGCACTGGACTACGGCGCACCGACCGCAGATGAGCGGATCAAATACCCCGGCGCGTCCTCGATCGTCCGCAAGTCGAAGCTCTTGGAAGCATCGTTTACCTGCCTGCCCTGCAACGTGTCGTGCCAGACGCAGCGCGTGAGCATCGACGACAGCAAGGCCGCGAACATCGCCGCACACGTTGACGCGAAGGCACGCGACATCCTGAGCATCAAGCTCCCCCGACTCTCGATCAAACTCCCGCCCGTGTCCTAACCGGCACGCGCGGTCTTTCCCCTTCCCACGTTCACGACGGCCAACGCCTGACCACTACGGCGCGTGTCTACTGCGCGCCCGCGTGTCGATCGCGTGATGCCCGGCTGAGCAACGGACTTCCCACGTTCCAACCGGAGACACATACCCATGAATCGCAAGCAACTGCTCGCAGCCTTGACCGCTGCGGGCTACACCGGCAAGGCTGACCTCGCCGACATCAAGCAGTATCTCGCCAACGAAGGCCGAGATTCCGACAGCATCACCATCAACGACGAGACGTACAAGATCGACGACGTGTTCGCTAAGGCGGCTCCCCTGAGCGCGAAGGTGGACGCGGAAGCCGATGAGCCTGTCATCGTCAAGCCCACCAAGAAGGCGTCCACCGGCTACGCCAACACCGTTGGCAAGGTCGAGAGCAAGGGCGTGATTGGCGCTCCTGCCGTCCGTTCTGACCGTGAACGCGCTGTCAAGGCGTACACCGCCCGCGCCCGCAACCAGTCGGCTGACACGCCCATCGAGAAGCGCGCGATTTGGGAGGACGGCGAAACCGCCGAAGCCTTCACCGCGTTCTTCCGTCTGGCGAGCACCAATCCGGGCACGAGCTACTCGGAAAAGGCCAACGACCTTGACATCATCGGCAAGGCCAACGTTGAATTTGACAACACCCTCGGCGGCGCGACCGTTCCGCAGCAGTTTTCGAACCAGCTTATCTGGTTGACTGAGCAGTACGGCGTTGCCCTCAAGGTCGCTTCGGTCGAGCGCATGACCAGCGACGTTGGCAACTTCCCGCGTCAGACCGTTATTCAGCCCATGACGCCCTCGGCGGAAGGTGCGGTCAAGTCCACGGCTGACGACATCTTCGACAGCGTGACCCTCACCTGCCGCGAAGCCTCGCTCATCAAGCAGGCTTCGTATCAGTGGTACGAGGATTCGGCTGTCAACGTCGGCGATACGTTCGCCCGCAACTTTGCCGAGTCTGCCGCCCGCCGCATCGACCTTGATTACTTCCTCGGCGACGGCACCAGCGCCTACAACAACTTCATCGGCCTCAAGACGAAGCTGGGCACCTCGGGAAATAAGTACGTTGCCGGTACCGGCGGCGCATGGTCCGCGTGGACGACCAACGACTTTAACAAGGCTCTTGGCCGGTTGGAGTTCGTCAATTCGTCTCGTCTCCGCATGATTGGTTCGCGTCAGAACTTCTACGCGGCTCCCAATCGCCTTCAGACCGCCGTCAGCCAGTTCGTGCAGTTGGTCGGCCCTGGCGTTGAGGGCGCTGACAAGTCGTTTCTGTCGCTCCCGTACCACTTCGCACAGGTTCTTTGGGAAGGCCAGACGGCTCCCGAAACCACCGGCGCTACCCCTGGCGTGTTCATCGGCGACTTTGCTGGCGGCAGCAAGATCGGCCTCCGCGATGAATTGAAGATCATGTACAGCGAGCATTACGGCTTTGCCAACGGCCTTCTGGCGTGGCGCGGCACGATGCGGTACGCGATCAACATCCACCTTGACGGTCGCGCGGCGACCTACGGCCCGATCCTCGCCCTCGGTAACTAAACCACAAGCCACCGGCCAAGCCGGAGGAGTTTCATACATGCTTTTCGGACAGAACGAGAACATCCAAGTCCTTCGCCTTGCAACGAGCGCCGCGACCAACGCGACCGCTTCGTCTGCGGCGATGGACATGAACGGCTACAAGGCGGGCAAGATTTACGTTCTTGCTGCCGCCGCGTCTGCCACCAACGCCAGCGCCAAGTTCGATTCGTTGACTCTGGAATAC